AAAATGGCTGGACAAGTATGGTCAGTTAACACCTCTGGTGGTTATATGTATGCCTTAAACCTCAGTCGTCAACTGAGGATGGCAGTACAGCCTATTGTCAAGTTTAGACAGTTCTGTGATGTCAAAGATGCGGCCCATCAAGGGTTACATCGAGGTGATACATTTCACTGGAACGTGTTCAGCGATGTTGGAACTCAAGGTTCTACGCTCGTTGAAACTAACACTATTCCGGAAACTTCCTTCACGATTGCTCAAGGTACAATGACCATTACGGAAGCAGGTAACTCTGTTCCGTGGACTGGTAAATTGGATGACCTTTCCGAGCAACCCGTGGCCGAAGTTATCAGGAAGGTGTTGAAAACCGACGCTAAAAAGGCTTTTGATAATCTCGCTTCTGCGCAGTTTAATGCTGCGGCGTTGCGCGTGGCACCTACTAGTGGTACGGATACGTCTGCGGTCACTTTGACCACCGACGGAACCTGCACTATTACGAACACGCTTGCGCTTGGTAAGGAGCATGTGAAGTCAATTGTCGATGTCATGAAAGAACGTAATATCCCTGCTTATACTGGAGATGATTATTACGCGATTGCATGGCCTACAACTTTCCGTGCATTCGTAGATGATATTGAATCGATCAAGCAGTATGTTGATCAAGGTTTCCGTATGATCATGAATGGGGAAATTGGTCGGTACGATGGAGTCCGTTTTGTTGAACAAACCTTTAAAGCTAAGGGAAGTATCGGTACTGCTGGTACTGCTTGGACAAAAGGTCTGTCCGACTGGATTGTCTTCTTCGGGGAGGATACTGTTGCAGAAGCGGTCGCTGTGCCAGAAGAAATTCGGGGTAAAATTCCGGGTGACTATGGACGTGATCGTGGAATCGCTTGGTACTATCTAGGCGGATTCGGTATCGTACACACACAAGCAGCCCAGTCACGTATTGTGATTTGGGATAGCGCCGCATAAGGAGGATATTATTATGAGTTACTCTGATCCTAGAGAATATCAGTATGCGGATGTCACCATTACTGATTTTGCTGCAGGTACTGGTACCACTTGGAGTTTCAAGGGTCCGTCAGGATACCAAGGAAGCCTCAAGGATATCGGTGTTCATGTAACAGAAACCTTTGAAGATGACACAATTACTGGTAAGGTTTTGGTCGGCACTACTGGCGATCCGAATTATTACGGTCAATTGGAAATTGCCGATGGTACTGCTGCAACCGATGTTTTTAACAACCAAGACGACACTGATTGCGTTCTTATAGAAGCATTACCTGCCGACACACAGATTGAAGTTACCTATGTTCAGGCGACTGATTCTGGTACGGCTGCTGGTAAGGGCAACGCATATGTCGAAGTTGAATGGTATTAGGAGGTCATTATGACAGCAAAACATACCGCAAGCGGTAAAATCCCTGCGAATGGTTTGTCTTCGTTAGAGGACGTAAGTAAAGAGACTTTAGCGTCTCTTGCTTTGGCCTCTCATGGGCCGAACCAGATGCCTATAGGGGTAGTTCACAAGTCAATTTCCACATCGCGTGGTAAATTTTCTTTTGACTAATAAACCGGGAACGGGGGGGTACGCCCCCCCAATCCTTTGGAGGAATTATGGCAGGAAAAATTAATGAGGTTTCGGCTTACGTTTTTGGAAGAGTGCGTCCTACGTCTCCGTCGGAGTCGTATGGTCATTCTACTGCAGCAGGTCGTGGCTACTATACAATGGACGAGATGTCTGATGAGAGGACCGATGAGTTCCTGAGAGCGCAGAAACGATCCAACAACATGGCTAATGTTGAAGGAGAGATGGTTGGCTCTTGGAATCTTGACTTTTAATTGAAAATAATTGAACTGCCGTCCAAGGAATGGGGCGATTTAAGTCTCGAAGACTTTGGAGGCAAAAGGACAGAAAAGACTGTCTGTGTTGTAAGGTACGGTGGAATGGGAGATATGATTCAAGTTTCCTCTTTGTTCCCGTTATTTAAAAAACAGGGATATCGTGTTTGTGTAAATGTTAGCGAGCGCGGGAAGGAAATTTTAGAAAGTGACCCTAATGTTGATGAACTTATCGTTCAGAAAACAGATCAGGTTCCCAATGATTGTTTAACAGAGTATTGGGAACAACTGAAACCATGTTTCGATAAGTTTGTTCAGCTTTCTGAATCTATTGAAAAGTCTTTGTTGTTGTCCGCAGAAAGAATTGAAATGCTTAGAGGTCATAAAACTCTAGTAGAAGGTTCGCCGGATTATGATCTTCCAAGAGAAGAGATTCATGCTAAGTGTAATGTAAATTATATGGAGCGAACCCATGATCTAGCGGGTCTGGAGCATAAATTTTATCCTAGATTTTATCCAACTCTTCAAGAAAAGAAATGGGCAAAAGATACGCGAAAAAAAATTAAATCCAGAAATGTTATTTTGTGGACTTTATCTGGCTCATCAGTTCATAAAGTTTACCCGTGGACTGATGCTGTAATATCTAGGATTTTGTTAAATAGACCTGATGTATCTTTTGTGACTGTTGGAGATGCGTTGTGTGAAATCTTAGAAGTTGGATGGGAGAAAGAAAATAGGGTTATTACAAAGTCTGGAAAGTGGTCTATTCGTAATACGTTAGCTTTTTTAGATCATTGCGATATTGTGGTTGGGCCAGAGACTGGCGTACTAAATGCCGCTTCGACATTAAAGTGCCATAAGACTGTAATGCTTTCGCATTCTTCTCATGAGAATTTGTCCAAGCATTGGAAAAATACCACTGCTTTAGAGCCAGATTATTATGAAGATTTTTGCTTTCCATGTCACAAGATGCATTATGGATTCAGTACATGCAAAAGAGATAAAGAAACTGGTGGCGCAGCTTGCGCTTCTAATATTAAATCAAATGATGTAGTAACGGATATATTGAGATACCTTTAATGAGCACATATTTAGTTTTATGCCAAGATATGGCTAGAGACGTGGGCATCCCCGGAACAGGCCCGTCTGCTGTAGATGCTTCAACCCTCTCTGAAGAAGAGACTGCTGTTGTTCGCTATATTTCTAATGCAGATCAAGATATTCAAAGCAGATGGTTTGATTGGGATTTTCTTTGGTCTGAGGCCAGCATAACAGCAATAAGCGGAACCTCTACACTTACAACTAGTAATACTGGGTTTCCTTCAACATTAGGAAATTGGAAATTAGATTCTATAGTGTGGGACAAAACGGCTTCTACTTATCAAATATTGGAATTTCTTCCTTGGAATGAATATAGGGACACGTATAAGTATGGAACAGTTGATTCTGATGTTCCGGAAGTGTTTGCCGTGAAACCAGATAATAGTCTAGACTTATATCCAACCCCAAATTCAGCTACAGTTGTTTCCGCAGAATACTGGGCGACTCCTACCGTGATGACAGCAGATGCAGATATATCCGCTATCCCTCCTAGGTTTCAGCAGATCATTATAGCAAGAGCTAAGATGTATTATGCAGAGAATGAAGATGCTCCAGAAATTATGGCTGGAGCTGTTGCTCAGTTTGAGGATTTACTGGATAAGCTTGAATCTGATCAGCTTCCTACGCAGAAGAATCGAAGAATGGCTACCGCTCAAGATCTATTTAACTTTGTGGTAAGACCAGAATGAGTAAATTAAGGAATAGAAATATCAATCCGAGTAGATTACAGTCTACTTACTTCCCCTTTGAGGGTGGTGTGAATATGGTTGATCCTTCCCTCTCTTTGCAACCGGGAGAGTTGGTAGCTGCTGATAATTTTGAGATTGATATTCGTGGTCGTTATAGAAGAATAGACGGTTACGAAAGATTTGACGGACAGACTCTTCCTTCTGAGATTACCTATTATAGGATTCCATTTACTGTTGGAACTTCTAGGGATTCTGTATTTGACAGCGCCTTCAGTAGTGCATTTGATATGCAGATCCCTTCTAAAGGAGATTTGGTAAAAGGTGAGACGAGCGGGGCTGTAGGTTCAATATTACAAGTTAGTGTTGAAGATGTAACTGGAGATGAATCCGCTGGCACTTTTTCTACCTCAGATGCGGAAGGGTACGTATATTTTACTGTAGTAACAGGAACACTGGAGGATGGAGAAACTATGTTTTTTCTAAATAAAGACAGCGCTTTTGGAAGCGCATTTAATGTGGAGTACGGCTAATGGGAACACCAACAGCACTAAGGAAGGAAAGATCAGTTCTAACTGGGACTAGCTTTGCTGATAACACAACGGGCGCTATTACTGCTCAGATGGTCAGACAATTTACAGAGTCTGGGATGGGCGGATATGGAACTATATATTCCCCAGCGGGAACGCCAGTCAGTCAGGCGGTAGCATCGTTAGCAACAGCCGATATAGATTGGAATGCTGATTCAGTTGGCGCTAATGGTCCTGATGATACAGGAAGTGTGTCTGCTACTACTGTAGGAACAGATGCTGATTTTGCTAATGATAGGATCAGGATATATGACAAAGGGTTCTTTATGGTTAATCTGGGCGTAAGTTTTGCCCAGACAAGTACTGATACTGTGATATGGACATTCAGAATTGGCACTTCAGTAGATGGTGCTTCGGTAACTTATCCCGGATATGACGCGGCTGTTCAAAGAATAGTTGCTACCTTAGAGAATATGGTATCTATCTCTGGAATAATTGATACTACGGGACATACCACCTATACAGATATTAAGGCTCAGGTTAAGAATGGTCATGCAAGTAATTCTGAGAATTTCCAAATGCATTACGGCCAGTTGTCAGTTTTTAGGA